CAACAGGCCCAGAGGTGGTGGCCACGCCGTCTCCCGAAGGGTACTTTCAAACCCAGGTCCGTATGACCTTTGAAACCTTCGAGGATCTCTAGCCATGGCCTTCTATCGCGGTGAGCAAGGTTCAGTCAAATTTGACGATGCCGGCATCACCACTGCTGTTATTGCTTCCACGCGTTCATGGTCTATGACCATTGAAAAGGACGTCCTAGAAACCACCGCTTTAGGTGCCACCTATAAATCAAACATCGGCGGTTTGATTGCCGGTAGCGGCAGTGTTGAGTTGATGTACACTGCCAGCAGCGCAGATGAAACAAAAACATTCATCACGGCTGCTAATACTGCAACCGATCAAGGCGTAGCATCCTTTGAACTGTTCCTTGATACAACGGGCACAAAGAAAATTAGCTTTGTCGGCTTGATTACTTCTGCCGACTACGGCGCTACTGTTGGTGAACTTGAGATTGTTACCTGTAACTTCGTGACCACCGGCACCATTACCACCTCAACCATCTAATCATGGCTTTTTATCGCGGCGAACAAGGCACTGTCTTTTTTGATAAGGACAGCAGCGGCGGCATTTCCGAAATTGCTGCCGTGCGTTCATGGTCTATGACCGTCGAGAAGGATGTCCTAGAGACTACTGCTCAAGGTGCTACCTACAAGGCTAATATCGGCGGCCTAGTAGCTGGTAGCGGCACCATGGAGGTGATGTATGACGCACCTGGATCAGGCGATAAGTTGGACCTAATCAGGGATGTCAACACCACCACCGATGAAGGCAATGCCTTTGTTGAGTTGTACCTTGATGAAACTGGCGGCAAAAAGATCACCGGTAGCATCGTAATTACTTCCACCGATTATGGTGCTACAGTAGGCGAGCTTGAAATGGTGACGATTAACTTCACCATGAATGGCGCCATCACGACATCGATCTAATGCCTGCCACAATCCGCCCCGTTGATTTGCTCGCCGGGGCTTTTGATCTCAACCAGCGTCGCCAGTTCAATATCAAGAAAGAAGATGGCACGGTTGTGCTGTCGCTGTATTTCAAGCCGATCACCCGCGCTGATCGCAAACGCGCCACCGGCTTGGCTGGCTCAGAAGAAGCATTGGACATCAGCACGCAGATGCTATGCCAGATGGCTGAATTGGAAGATGGCACCAAAGCATTCGCGGCGGCTGATGCCGTTAAGCTGCAACGCGAGCTGCCGGAATCAGTTTTAAATGAACTGGAGCTGTTCCTGTTTGGGCTTGGCGCACCTGAATCACTGGAGACAGCAAAAAACGACTAGAGGCCGATAGCTGGCTTTACTTTGAAATGTTCCTAGCCACTGAGTTAGGCATGACAGTAAGCCGGCTTCGGCAAGAACTTACCGATGCAGAGTTCATTCATTTTGCCGCCTACTACGAGGTGAAGGGTAAACGCGAACGCCAAGAAATGGATAAGGCAAAGCAGCGCCGCTAGACTGGCGGAAAGGTCGGTCTAGCAGTGGCTGTTTCAGTTCTCGATATTCAGGTAAACAGCCAAGGTGCTGTAAGGAATCTGCGTGATGTAAGCAATGCAAGTAAATCCGCAGAATCCGCAGTTGTTGGGCTTTCAAAGGCATTAGGGCCTTTGCTAATTGCATTTGAAGCAGTACAGGCCACTAAGTTTGTCTTTGCAAAAACCGCTGAGCTTGAATCGCAGACCAAAAGCCTAGAGGTGCTGACTGGTAGCGTACAAAAAGCTACGGCGATCATCAAGGAATTACAACAGCTTGGTGCGGTAACACCATTTACCAGCACCGAACTAATTGATGCCGCCAAAAGGCTAAATGCGTTTGGCGTTGCGGGCGATAAGGTAGTTGAAACCACCAGACGGCTAGCAGACGTGGCTGGCGCAACTGGCGCCGAGCTGCAAGGACTGGTAACTGCCTACGGCCAAGTGCAGGCTAAAGGCCGGCTGCAAGGAGAAGAACTACTGCAATTCCAAGAGCGTGGTATTGCACTTCAAGGCGAATTACGGAAGATGTATGGGCTGACTGGAGATGAGTTCCAGAAAGCACTAAGCAAAGGCAGGATCAGCGCAGAGGCAGTAGAAGTTGCGCTGCAACGTATTACTAATACCGGCGGCAAATATGCTAATGGCGCTATTGCGCAAAGCGAAACTTTACAAGGTAAGTTCAGCACGCTGCAAGATGGTGTGGAGCAGCTTGCTAGGACTATTGGCACAGCTCTGTCGCCAATGTTCAAATGGGCATTAAGTCAAGCCACTCAGGTTGTAAGCGAAATCCAAAGGTTAATCGATGAAGCAAATAATGCTGGCGGCGCTAGAGACCGTGAATTGCAATTTGCACGTAACGCTGAAGCCGCAGTTGGCCGCATGAACTTAAACCCCTTCACGCAGCAAGGGATGATGGCTGACATGCGCCAACGTAATATCGAACAACAGCGGGCAGATTTCAAACTTCAACAACAATTAGCACGTAGGACGGCGGTTGTTAAACCACTAGGCGTGCCAGCTTTACTGGGCGGGACCAATGCCGGCGGCGGCGGTGGTACATCCAAGGCATCAACCAACGATGCAGAAAATGCAGCCAAAGCAGCAGCCAAAGAATCAGAGCGCGTTGGCCAGGTCATCCGTGATCGGTTAGCAGAAGGCGAGCTGTTGCGTGTTAAATCTGGCCTGCAAGATAAGATTGCCGCCGCTGAAGCATCTGGTGATAGGATGCTTGCCGCAAGGCTGCAAGGCCAACAAAAAGAAATTGACATCCAATATCAATATGCGCAAGCATTAGCGCAAGAGAAAAATGTACGCGCACAAGAGGCTATCATCTTTGAAGGTAACATTAGACTGGTTGCTAATCAGCGTGATACGCAACGCGAACTTGCCGCAATACAAAGGCAAAATGAGCAAGATGGATTGCAATCAATTACAGCATATCTAGAAAAACAATATGAACTGAACACTGCAATTCAACAGCAAAATGCACTTGCTGAAAGCGTTTCAAGCACGCTTGGCCAAGGTATGACATCAGCCTTTAGCGCATTGATCTCTGGTGCGGATAACTGGGCGGCCAGCTTACAACAGATTGCATCTAAGGTATTGGTTGATATCGCTAATCAATTAATCCAGATATTCGTTATTGAGCAAGCGATCAATTCTATTAAATCATTCTTGTCGCCGTTTAGCTCATCAACGCCTTTAGGTGCTGGCGGCGGCATGGTCGGCAAGTTTGGCACCTTTGGTCCTAACTACGGCATCGCTCAGCGCGCCATAGGAGGCCCCGTAAGCGCCAACACGCCGTACATGGTAGGTGAGCGCGGCCCGGAGCTGTTCATGCCTTCCAGGGGCGGCAGCATCATCCCCAACAACGCCCTAGTCGGTGGCGGCACCAGCGTTGTGGTTAACGTCGATGCAAGCGGCTCCAGCGTTCAAGGTGACCAGGCGCAGGCCAAGCAACTTGGTGTTGCGATATCGGCTGCGGTGCAGGCAGAATTGGTGAAGCAAAAACGCCCTGGAGGATTTCTCGCATAATGGCAACATTTCCTAGCATCGCCCCTACCTACGGCGCCCAGAAGACTAGCCAGCCTAAGGTGCGGCGTGTGCAATTTGGCGATGGCTATGAGCAGCGTTTGACGTATGGCCTAAATCAAAATCCTAAGGCATGGAGCCTGACATGGGAAGTATCAGAATCAAATGCTGATACCATCGAAGCATTCCTTGATGCACGTGCTGCCGATAGCGAATCATTCACGTGGACACCACCAGATGAAGCTACGGCATACAAATGGACGTGTTATGATTGGTCTAAATCAATACCCTATCTAAACCGCGCTACAATTCAAGCTACATTCACCCAAGTATTCGAGCCATGAGCACCATCGTCACCCGATCCGGCAAAGGCAGCCCGCTTACTCACGCCGAGGTTGATGCTAACTTTACCAACCTCAACACGGATAAGGCTGGTTACATCACTGGTGAAGGCGGTACGGTAACGCAGGCAACTAGCAAGGCGACTGCTGTCACACTTAACAAGAAGTGCGGCCAGATCACGATGAACGCTGCATCACTGGCGGCGGCTACTACGGTGACCTTTACGCTGACCAACAGCACAATTGCCGCCACCGACCTGCTGGTGCTTAATCATGTCAGCGGAGGCACGGCTGGCGCGTACTTGCTTAATGCCCAAGCAGCAGCCGGATCAGCTTCCATCAATGTGCGCAACGTAACTGCTGGTGCATTAGCTGAAGCTATCGTGATTGGCTTTGCCGTTATTAAAGCTGTAACAGCATAACCAATGACCAACGCTGCCATTGCAAGTGCTGTTCAGGCGATCGCCCCTAGCGCACTGATTGAGCTATTTCAGCTTGAGCTTAATGTGCCGCAGCATGGCGTTGCTGAAACGTACTATTTCCATGCGGGCACAAGCCTTAACAATAACGGTGATTTGATTTGGGCTGGTCAGCCATACATGGCACTTCCCATTGAAGTGGAGGGGTTTGAATACAGCGGCCAAGGTACACTGCCGCGTCCTAGGATGCGCATCAGTAATATCATGGGCACCATCACAGCGTTAATCCTGACGCTACCAGAAGGTTTGGAAGGTGCTAAGTTCACGCGGATCAGGACACTAGCGCGATTCATTGATAGCGATAACTTCCCCGCTGGTGTTGACTACCTGCTAACTGAAGACAGCTTTGCATTGATGTATGAAGATAGCACCTTTATCTATCAGGAAGTTGGCAATCCATTTGGCGCACCTGATCCAACGGCTGAGTTCCCACGCGAAATCTATTATGTAGATCGCAAATCAGCAGAAAACCGTGATGTAGTGGAGTTTGAACTTGCCAGTGCATTTGATATGGCTGGTATTCGTGCACCAAAACGGCAATGTATTACGCGCTGTCAGTGGGTGTACCGTTCGGCTGAATGCGGCTACGCAGGCACCAATTACTTCAACATTAGCGATGCTGCCGTAGGTAACGCAAGCGAAGACGTATGCGGCAAGCGTGTTGATAGTTGCAAGGCAAGATTTGGCCAGTCCGCTGAACTTCCATTCGGCGGCTACCCAGGCATCGGCACCTATTTCACATGACCTGGAAAGATGCTGCCTTAGAACATGCGCAGGCTGAAGACCCCCGCGAGGCGTGCGGGCTGGTTGTGGTGGTCAAGGGCCGCGAACGCTACTGGCCGTGCCGCAACCTTGCGACGCAGCCCGAGCAATTATTTGTTCTGCATCCAGACGATTATGCTGCCGCTGAGGATGCAGGTGAGATCACGGCTATCGTCCACAGCCATCCGATAACGCCAGCCCTACCCAGTGATGCTGACAAGGTGGCCGCAGAGGCCAGCAAGCTGCCGTGGCACATCGTCAACCCAAAGACCAAGGCATGGGGCCTCTACGTGCCATGTGGCTACCGCTCACCGCTCATCGGTCGGCAGTGGGTGTGGGCCGTGCAGGATTGCTGGACCCTAGCCCGTGACTGGTACAGCGAGCATGGCATCGCCTTGCGCGATTGGCAGCGGCCAGTGGACCCGGCAGATTTTCTTGCGGCACCGATGTTTGAAGGTTGCTGGGCGGCCACTGGCTTTCGCGAGCTAAAAGAAGAAGAGCACTTACAAAGCGGTGACCTGCTACTGATGTCAATCAATGCACCTGGACTAAACCATTGTGCTGTTTACATTGGTGATGGCATGGTGCTCCATCACATACAAGGTCGCCTCAGCAGCCGTGACATGTATGGCGGCTGGTTAGCTAAGATGACCGGTAGGAGGTTGCGTCATGCTGCGTAAGATTAAGCTCTACGGTCAATTGGCCAAGTTCATTGGCAGGCGCGTGATTGAGGCAGACGTAGCGACTGCGGCTGAGGCAGTGCGGATGCTGGCGGCAAACTTCCCAGGCCTTGAAAAGCATATGGCCGACCAGCACTATCGCGTGACTGTTGGCGCCTACGATCTGGCATTGGACGAGATCCACGATCCAGCCGGCCAGCAGGACATCAAGATCATGCCTGTGATTACTGGAGCTGGCGGCGGCTTTGGCAAGATTTTAGCTGGCATTGGTTTAATTGCATTATCTTTTCTGCTGCCAGGAGCTGGCGCATTTGGTACATACAGTCTCTTTGGTGTTAGCGCGGCTCAAGGTGGTGCGTTCTTGGCTGGTATTGCTACTTCTGCAAGCATAATTGGCGCCAGTCTTGTACTTGGCGGTGTTGCGCAACTAATCTCACCAGTACCCAAGGTACCCCAAGGCCCTAGTAGCGACAACGACCCGCGCAAGACCTTTAACTTCTCAGGCATCCAGCAGACATCAAGGCAAGGCGTTGCCGTCCCTTGCGTTTATGGCCTGACGCTAGTCGGTAGCGTGGTGATCTCCGCTGGCGTTGATACCGTGCAGGTGCAAGCATGACGATCATCGGCGCTGGTGGTGATGGCGGCAAAGGTGGCAGTGGTGGCAGTAGCCGCACACCATCTACAGCACCAGACAGCCTTGATTCAAGGCAGTATGCCAATGTTATCGACTTGATTTCGGAAGGCGAAATTGAAGGATTAGCTGATGGCTTCAAGTCTATCTTCCTGAACAACACCGTACTACAGAATCCAGACGGTAGTTACAACTTCCAAGATGTAACAATCTACACGCGCAATGGTACGCAAAATCAAACGTACATCCCGCTTGGTGGCGGCATCGAAGATGAAAAACCCGTAGGCATTACGGTAGTCAAAACGGTGCCGCAGGTACGTACCATCACTGATGTTGACGTTGATGCTGTTCGCATTACAATTGCCATCCCATCGCTCCAGGAGATTAACAATACCAACGGCGACACGTCAGGGGCTAGCGTAAGATTGCAGATTGCAATTCAGTATCAAGGCGGCGGCTACACCACTAAGATTGATGACACCATCAGTGGCCGTACAGCAGACGAATACCGCAAGGACTACCTCATTCAATTAGCGCGGCCTAATCCATCCGATATTGTAGACATCAAGGTAACGCGCATCACGGATGACAGCAGCAGCACATTACTAGCAAATGCGTTTAGCTGGAGCAGCTACACCGAAATCATTGATGCCAAGCTGACTTATGCCAACAGCGCATTAGTTGGTCTCAGGGTGGATGCAGAGCAATTTAGCAGCATCCCAGCTCGTAGCTATCTGGTCAAGGGCATTAAGGTGCAGATCCCTGCTGGCGTTACTGTTGATGCAGCTACTGGGCGGATCATCTACCCAGCTAATTTTGTCTGGAACGGTACGTTTACAGCAGCAACGTGGACATCATGCCCGGCCTGGATACTTTATGATTTGCTCACCAGCACTCGCTATGGCTTTGGTAATCACATCAGCGCAGCGCAACTGGATAAGTTTGCTTTCTTTGTTGCTAGCAAGTATTCCAACGCATTAGTTGATGATGGCTTCGGCGGCCAAGAAGCACGGTTCAGTTGCAGCACCTCAGTTCAAACCGCAGAAGAAGCGTACAAGCTGGTCAATGACCTGCTATCAGTGATGCGGTGCCAGGCGTACTGGAGCACCGGCAGCCTCACGATCGAGCAGGATGCACCATCGGATCCCGTCTACCTGTTCAACCAGGCCAACGTAACGCCAGAGGGTTTCAGCTACAGCGGCAGCAGCCTTAAGGTGCGGCCCAATGTGGCAGTGGTCAGCTACCTAGACCTTAATCTACGGGACACTGCCTATGAGGTAGTGGAGGACATTGATGCCATTGCAAAGTATGGCGTGGTACGCAGTGAAATCAGCGCATTCGCCTGCACCAGCAGAGGTCAGGCCAATCGCATCGGCAAGTGGTTGCTCTTTGCAGAACGCTACGAGAAAGAAATCTGCACCTTTGCATCTAGCCTTGATGCAGGCCAGCAGGTACGGCCTGGGCAGATCATCCTGATTTCAGATCCCGTAAGAGCTGGATCACGCAGGGCTGGTCGCATCAGTGCCGCAACCACCACTGTGATTACGGTTGATGATTCTGCCAACACCGATCTAAACATTGAAGGCGGTTCATTGCTAAGCGTAGTGCTTCCTGATGGCACCGTAGAACAACGTGGCGTCTCAACAGTTGTAGGCAATGCAATCACCTTGCAATCTGCATTAAGTGCTGCGCCTAATGTGAATAGCATTTGGATATTAGAAAGCCCAACACTTCAGGCATCCACATGGCGTGTGCTTAGCGTCAACGAATCAGATGGCATTAATTACGGCATCGTAGCCATTGCACATAATGAAAGCAAATACGCCTACATTGAAGATGGCGTGCCGCTTGAATTTAGGGACACAACCAACTTAAATGAAATTCCCGGTCAGCCCAGTGAGCTTGCAGTGATCAGCACCCAGCAGCTTGGTGGTGGCACAAGGCCAGAAGTGCAGTATGAACTGAATGGACGTATTGCCGTTAAGATTACATTTGGTTGGTTTGCGCCGCAGGGTATTAAAAAGTTCCGCGTCAAGTGGCGCCATGAAGATGATAACTTCACTACTGTTACAGTACAAGGCACTACGTTTGACATCCTTGATGTTAAAGTAGGCAACTATCAAATCCAAGTAAGCAGCATCAGCTCCACTGGCTTATTATTTAGTGAGCCTGCACTGGCCGATTACACAGTGGCCGGCCTTGACGCGGCACCGTCTGATGTGCAAGACCTTAGCGCCATTGCTACTGGCGAGGACATGCTCATCCTTACTTGGAAGCAGGCGCCAGAACTTGATGTGCAGGTAGGTGGTCGCGTCATTATCCGTCATGACCCACGGGCGCTGGCAAGTGCTGAATGGAACAGCAGTAATGATGTGGTGCAAGCAGTTGCTGGTAGCTCCACGCAAAAACAAGTGCCGCTATTGCCTGGCACCTACTTCCTGAAGTTTGAAGACTTCCTAGGTAATCGCTCAACCAATGCAACAGGCATTGAGGTGACATTGCCGCAGCCAGAATCACGGATTGTTGCAAAGGAATGGGAAGAGCAAAGCCTTGCTACACCATTCAGCGGCACAAAAACAAACTGCGCATATGATGCAGGTGAAAGCGCCCTGACGCTAGAACCAGATCCGTATGTAACGCCTGATTACTGGGAGGTGATCTATTGCGCTGGTGACTGCGGCGCAGAATACCAATTCCAGGATACCTTCGACCTTGGCGATGTATATGATTTTAGGATTCGACGTTACATCGTAAGTTATCCACTTGTTTTTTCGACGCTGTTTGATTCAATCAGCGGCAGCTTTGATGAGCAATCTGGCTTCTTTGATGGTACGGTAGCCGATCAAATCAATGTTGCGATGTATGTACGCACCACGCTAGATGATCCATCGGGCTCGCCAACGTATGGGCCATGGACTGAATTTGTTAGCGGCATGATCCGTGGCCGTGGTGTCCAACTAAAGGCTGCCTTCACCACTGAAACAGAATTGATTGGCGTTGCAATTGACGAGCTTGGCGCAGAACTTGAGCTAACGCGGCGCGTAACCACTAGCACTAGCACATTAACCAGTAGCAGTAGTGCTGTTACTACTATTACATTCGCTAATGCCTTCTATAAAGCCGTGACAGTTGGTGATCCGTACTATGGTTTACTGCCAAGCATTGGCGTAACGGCTTTATCAATTGGAGCAAACACCCATGCAGAAATCACCAACCTTACCCGCACCGGCTTTAACGTTGAATTTTTGCAAGGTGGCAGTCGCCAGGTGGTAAACTTCACCTATAATGCAGTTGGCTACGGTCGCGCTTTCTAATGGCACAATCTGACCAGTCCGTCCAGAACGCAACTTTTCCAAGCGTACGCGCTGACATCAACGACAACCTCGCTGCACTGTTCAGCCAAAGCAGTGGCAACAGCGCACCGTCCGTAACCGTTGCCTTCCAGCCGTGGGTGGATACCAGCAGCAGCCCGCCAGTATGGAAAGTGCGCAATGGCTCCAATAGCTCATGGATCACCGTAGGCGTACTCGATCCTGCTGGTTTTAATGCTGGCGGCATCACGGCCATTGCCAATGGCGGCACTGGAGCCACCACAGCAGCACTGGCGCTAGCGGCATTGCTCCCAAGCCAAGGCGGCAATGCAGGAAAAGCGCTGGTGACCAGCGGTAGTGCTGCATCATGGGGCACTGTTGCATCGGGCGCCTCCATTCAAGTGTTCACGGCAAACGGCACCTACACACCAACAGCAGGTAAGACGACATTTCTAGCGTTTGTCACTGGCGGTGGCGGTGGCGGTGCTGGTGAGTATGGCTATTATGGTGGCGGTGGTGGCGGTGGCGGTGGCGGCTCTGGATTTAGGGTTTATACAAGTGCGGAAATGGGCAGCAGTGCTGCTATTACTTTTGGTGCTGGGGGTGCTGGGGGTGCTGGCGGTGAAGGTGGCAGTTCTGGAGGTAGCGGTGGTGCTGGCGGCAATTCACAAGTTGACCCCAGTGGAACAGGACTAACTCTCATCGGATATGGCGGAGGTGGCGGTAGCGGTGGTCTAGGCGAGGCGGGTGGAGGCCCTGGTGGGGCTGGCGGTGCTGCTCTTAATTCCCTTGTTAACATCAACGGATACGGCGGTAGCGGTGGCGGTGGTGGCGGCGGTAGCGGCGGTAGTAGCTTTTGGGCTGCTGGCGCAGGTATGGGCGGTTTTGGTAGAAGTGGCCCTGGTTACGGCGGCGCAGGCACCGCAGGCGTTGTCTTTATCCTTGAGTGGTAATTGAGCTAAACTAACACCATGGCAAACCGCAAAATTTCAGACCTGACGGCATTAACAGCACCAGCAAGTGGTGACCTGTTGCCCATTGTTGACATCAGTGAAGCCGCCGCAGCGAATAAGAATAAGAAGATCACAATTCAAAGCTTGTTTCAAGGTATTCCAGTAAATGTAGGGATTGGCACTACTGACATACGCCAGAAGCTAACATTTGGCACAACAACTATAAGCCAAACAGCCACTCCTGACTGTATTGATCTAGGCGCCACGTTCAGCAGCGCTGCTGGCGCAAATATGAAAATACTTACTTACAATGATGGAACTATTAAGCATGGTATTGGTGTTTCATCGGCGTCATCTGATTACTTAACAGCTTCTAGTGGCGCCCATGTATTTTATAGAGGAACAACAGAAGTTGCTCGTTTTGACAGTAGCTCTAGGCTCTTAGTTGGCACGTCTAGTGCGCGTAGTGTTGCAACACAATCATCTTTATTCCAAATTGAAGGTACTTCTTTTGCCACAACTGGACTAAGCAGTTGCAGAAACAGTAATGATGTTTATAGTTCTTACTTGCATTTTGGTAAAACGCGTGGTTCAACGGTTGGTTCTAATACAATTGTTTCTTCCGGAGATGATTTAGGAGGTTTAATTTTTGGTGGAGGAGATGGAACCAGTGTAAACAGCCAAGCTGCATATATCCTTTGCCAGGTAGACGGCACCCCCGGCGTCAACGACATGCCAGGCCGCCTAGTGTTCTTTACTACGGCAGATGGCGCGGCTAGTCCTACGGAAAGGATGAGGATTACAAATGGTGGATATATAAAGGCTAGTAATACTGGGTCGTACACCGATGCTGGTGGAGGAAGCCGCGCAACAAACTTGCAACATTTTTTTAGAAGTGATCAAAATGGATTAACAGTACAAGCAACAAATACTAATACTTCTAGCGCTGTAGAAGGTTTTACATCCGATTTGGCTACTGGTGCAACTGGTAATCATTTTATTGGTGCAATTAATTTAGTCAGGGTTTTTATTGTTGCTGCTAATGGCAACGTTACCAACACAAACAATAGTTATGGTGCAATTTCCGATATCAAGTTAAAAGAAAACATTGTTGACGCTGGTTCTCAATGGGCCGACCTTAAGACACTCCAGGTTCGTAAGTACAACTTTAAGGACGGCCAGACCCACACCCAAATCGGTTTGATTGCCCAAGAGGTAGAGCTTGTTTCGCCTGGCCTCGTCAGTGAGTCACCCGACCTTGACACAGAAGGAAATGAACTAGGCACCGTCACCAAAAGCGTCAACTATTCGGTGCTCTACATGAAGGCAGTCAAGGCGCTTCAGGAAGCGATGGAACGCATCGAAGCCTTGGAGACACGGCTATCTGCCATAGAAGCAGCATAGACAAAACCGTTATGATGCCTAGCCATCGGTGAAAAGGTTGGGCGCCATGACCGCGAGGCAGACGCTATAGCAATGATCAGAACGCTGATCCTGCTGAGCTACATGAGCACCAATGCTTGCATTATTGCTGGCGTGCTAAGGCATTGGAACAATTAAACTAAT